TGGACTTCTCAGTTAAAGCATGAAGTTAAGCTTGGGCAGTCTATAGCTAAGGGTCAAGCTGTTTATGTGTCTTCTGCTGATGGCACAAACATGATTGTTTCTAAGGCTTCTAACGTTAGTGAGGCTAATTCTTCTAAGACTCTTGGTTTGCTTGAGGCTGGCGGTTTGACTAACGCTAAGGTTAAGGTTATTACTGAAGGTCTTATTTCAGGCTTGAATACGTCTTCAGCGACTGCTGGAGACCCTGTTTGGCTTGGAACCGACGGGAACTTGATCTACGGTTTAACAAACAAGCCTAAAGCCCCACAGCACCTTGTTTTTATTGGTGTTGTAACTAGGGTTAATAACAATAATGGTGAAATTTTTGTTAAAGTTCAAAACGGTTTTGAGCTTAAAGAGTTACATGATGTTCAAATTAATGGGGTCGAAAATAATGATGTTTTAAGTTATGAAGCATCTTCTGGTCTTTGGAAAGCTAGCAAAGCTGCCTTAAGACATACACATACACAAGCAGTTGCAGCGACAAGCTGGACTATCACACACAACCTAGGTTATATGCCTAGTATAACCGTTATCGACTCTGGTGGCAATGAAGTTGAGGGGGATATGGTGTATAATGATACAAACACCGTAACAATATCTTTTTCTGCACAAATGTCTGGAATCGCATACTTATCTTAAGGAAATAAAAAATGGCAAAACTTTTTTTGACTAACATTAACCTAAACGGAAATGAAATCTTGAATGCTTCATTCCAGAAGGCTACCACTGCTCCTACCGTGCCAGCTCCTGTTGCGGGTCAGATCTATTACAACACTACTGATGCAGCGTACTATTTTTATGATGGTGCTGCTTGGGATAAGCTAGTTGTTTCTGGCACTATTGTTAACGCTGATATTGCTTCTGGTGCGGCTATTGCTGCAACTAAGATCGCTGGCACGGCTATTACGGCTGCTGACACTGGCACAGTTACTTCTACTATGATCGCTGACGGAACTATCGTTAACGGAGACATTAACGCTTCTGCAGCTATTGACAAGACTAAGATTTCTGGTACTGCAGTTACTTTGGGTGACTCTGGTACTGTTACTTCAACTATGATTGCTAACGGCACTATTGTTGATGCTGACATTAACTCTTCTGCAGCTATTGCTTTGAGCAAGCTTGCTACTGATCCACTAGCTAGAGCTAACCACACTGGCACACAGCTTGCTAACACTATTTCAAACTTTGACACTCAGGTTCGCACTAGCAGACTAGATCAGATGGCTGTTCCGACAACTTCTGTTGCTTTAAACAACCAAAAGATTACAGGTCTAGCAGATCCTACCGCTGCACAAGATGCAGCTACTAAAGCTTATGTTGATGCTTCACGTCAGGGTCTTGATGTTAAGGATTCTGTAAGAGTAGCTACTGTCGCTAACGTAACTCTTTCTGGAACACAGACTATTGATACTGTTGCAGTTATTGCTGGCGATAGAGTTTTGGTTAAGAACCAGACTACTCCTTCCGAAAACGGTATTTGGGTTGTTGCTGCTGGTGCTTGGGCGAGATCTACTGATGCAGACACTGGAACTAAGTTAACTTCTGGTGCATTCGTGTTTGTTGAGTCTGGTTCACAGGCTGACTCTGGTTGGGTTATGACTCATGACGGTACAATAGTTATTGGAACTACTTCTATTTCATGGGCTCAGTTCTCTGGTGCAGGTCAGATTACTGCTGGTGCAGGTATGACAAAGAATGGAAACACTCTTGATGTAGGAACTGCTTCTACAGCTAGAATTGTTGTTAACGCAGATAACATTGATCTTGCTACAGTAACTGCATCTAATACTACTCCATCTCAGGGACTTACTTCTGTTAGCACTGTTACTGTTGACAGCTATGGTCGTGTTACAGGTGTAGGAACTTCTACTCGTAAGTTTGCAGCACAGAACACTTTGCTCACCGCTACTGGTGGTAAGGTTACTTGGACTCTTACACACAACCTTGGAACTAAGGATGTTGTTGTGCAGTTTAGACAGGTGTCTAACGATGAGCTTGTTGAGGCTGATGTGTTCTTGACTAGCACAACTGTTGCTACGATTGAAATTCTTACTACAGCTGCAAGCATTGCTGCTGACACTTACCGCGCAGTTATTATAGCTTAAGGAAGTTAAATGGCTAAAAAAATATTAGCCGATGTTACGGCTAGCGGGAACGTTAGTGCAGCTAAAGGACTTGTTCTTCCGGGTACTACTGCACCTGTTAGCGTTAACGGATCAGTAGGTACTGCTGGGCAAGCTTTAGTTTCTGGCGGCGCAAACGCAACACCTTCTTGGGCTTCTGTTGTCGGCACATCAAGTAGCTACTTTGCAGGGCATAACCCTGAAGGTAGGTTAATGTATAACACTTACCTAACAAATGACATGGCTAACGCTAGGCTTCGAGGTTCAGCTGTATCTGCAACACAGAACGGTAGCCCTTATTCAATCTCAAACGCTAACTGGGATGCCATGTTTGACGGGACAGCTACTTTCTTTAATATTAGCCCAACAAGCGGATTTACTTTTCCACTTGTAATTACCGTTCCTTTACCTAGAACCTTAACCTATGGTACATGGGTTGGGCTAAGTTTTGGAAGCACTACGTTTAGAGCCAATAGCGTTACTATTGAAGTTTTTTCTTTAGACAGCAACTCTTGGGTAAATATTTTTACGACTACAACAAACACAAGCGAAGATATTTTTGTTGGAATATCTGGAGTAGCAAATAGCAATGCTACTGGAATTAGCCGAGTTCGCTATACTATTTCAGCACCTAACAGCACACAATTAAGGCTGCAACATTTGTGGGCCTACAATTTTAACTCTGATATGTGGTCCCAAACAATGATGCCTCGTGCTGGTGGATCTTTTTATGGGCCAGTAACAGCTCCAGGTTTAACTTTAAACGGCTCTACATCTCCGATAACTTTAAACACAAACGTCGGCACTTCAGGACAAGTTTTAACCTCTGCAGGTGCAGGTGCAACACCTACTTGGACAACTCCATCTGCTGGTGGAACATTTACTGGCGGCACTCTTACTAGTGGATTAGTGCTGGCTGCTGGAACTACAACTTTGCAGCCTGTAAGATTTCAGTCTGGGACAAACCTGACTACACCTGTTGCTGGTGTGGGCGAGTACGATGGAACTGTATTTTATAAAACTTCTAACACAAATCCCGGCAGGGCTTTAGATGTGCAAAGCTACTACTATGTTTCTAATTCAACATATTTTGTCGATGCTTCAAGCGGTTCAGTAAATATACCTTTAATAGGTGCTAGCGTGACAGCGGTTAATGGTGTAAACGTGGCCTCTGGAACAACCTATGAATATGAAGTTGTTGTTGCACTTGAAGGAGGTTTCTTTGCAGGGCAACCAAGCCAAACCCCAACAATAAACTTAACTTCCACAACAATATCTGGAACACCTACAGTAGCTCACACAACCATTCTTGAGACAGGAAATAACACTACAGGTTTTAATAATCCGATAACTTTAGGTGCAACTAGGATTACAGGAGCAACAGCTTTAACTGCTCTCACAACTGGAGTAAGGTATTATTTAATTAAAATGAGTGGGACTGTAAGAGTTACAGGCTCTGGCGTTGCTAGGATTGTGCCTACTGTAAACTTTAATGCAGGCTCATCTGAAAATGGTTGGTCTGTTTTATCTGGAGCAAAATTTAAATTAACACCAATTGGTAATGGCACTGTCACTTCAGTTGGAGCGTGGGCATAATGGATGATATAAGAAAACATTTAGAGGCTTGGAAAAAAGATGGCATGACTAATGCTTCAGCTTTAGAGGCAGGTCATGGAGCTATTCTTTTGCTTTTAGCTAAAGTAGAAAAGCTAGAAAAACAGATCAAAGATCTTGAAGAAAACAATAAGGTAGAATAGAGACATGGCAGATATCACACCCCCAGACTATAACACTCCTATCGGTCAAGTACGCTTACTTATTCCGGACACAGAGCAGCTTGAAGACCCTAAAGATCTTACTGCTCCAGATCAGTATATCTTCAGCGACGCCCAGCTACAGGCCTTCATCGTGCTCTACAACAATAACGTCAAGAGAGCTGCAGCTGCCGCCAAACTCGCTCTAGCAACCTCTGAAGCCCTAATTAGCAAGGTTATAAAGACCTACGACTTCTCAACTGACGGAGCTAAGCTTGGTGCTGAACTTCGTGCACAAGCTAAGCAGCTACAGGATGAAGCACGTGAAGATGACATGTACGACTCTTATGACACATTTATTGTTGTTGCACCTAAAGAAAAGTGGGATAACGAGTGGCTTTAAACAAGCGTCCAATATTGGACCCACGTTGGGTAACCCACCACGCACCAGTTGAAGATGGGTTTGCTTTAGCTTACATAGAAATTTTTAAACCAAACAACTCTGAAAAAGTTTACAACGCCACAACAAACACTTGGTCTGTAGATACCACTGTGCTGTACAAGGGTTGGGCTAGGATTCAACCTAACAGACCTTTTACCACAGCTGAAGGTGCAAATGATTTTGTGCCTGCATCTAGCAAAGATGTTGCAATGTTTTTTAATATTATGAAAAATGATATTGCAGGCTTTAACCAAACCATTGCAGATATCCGTCCAGGGTATGAAGTTAAGGTAGTTAAAGCTCCTGTGGATGCTCAGATGAAAAATTTTAGTTACGTAGTTAAGTCTGTTATGAACAGCTCAAACACTTGGTCTAGAGGTATCGTGTGCGAAGTTAATCAAGAAACGAAACCTAACTATGCCTAAAAGCTCAGTTGATCTTGAAAAAAGCCTTGAAAAAGAATTTGAAAAGGTTAGACTTATTATTGGTAGAGGTGCTAGAACTGGTGCAATAGAGACACGTAAAAATATTTTAGGTGGCTCACCTACAGGGACTCAATGGCACATACAGGCAAACCGTAGACGCAACAACGCTTACGGAGCTCGTAGGGAAACAGGCAAGATGCTTGACTCTGTAGCTTATAGTCGTGCTAAATGGGATCCTCAAACTAAAAGCTATAGAGCTAGCTTTGGTTTCCCTTACGCTCCAGGCACATTTGGCAATATCAAGAATGTTAGATCTTCAGCTAAGTATGCTGCTAGAATAGATACTATGCGGGCACCAAACTTTAAACCTTGGGCTAGCGATAAAAACTATTTTGCTATGCAAGAATACGGGTCTGAAATGCCAGGCAGTAACGTTAAACGTGGCATGCATTCTACTAGGCGAGCTATGGTTCTTGTTAAAAAACAGATTGAAGCCGAAATGTCCAGACTATATAAAAAGGGTAAGAAATGACTTTATCTTTACTTCCAACACAGGATGCTATTGTGGCTAAGCTTTCAGAGCTTCCACAGACAGTTTATGAAAACACTGTCCCGACTGACGACATGCTAGAGTACGCTGGTGGGCAGATGCTACCGTTTATTGTGCCAATGTTTGGCGGCTATTCTAGAGCCATGGTTGGTAGGGGTATCACTTCTGTGCGCCACGACCTTGGAGAAAGCTATGTTTCAGTGGCTTGTGTCGGTCCAACCGAAAGATCTGCTAGGCAGGTAGCTGACCTAGTTTTAAATAAACTTACTGGATTTAAGCCAGTAAATGCTGGGGAGCTTACTCCAGCACCAAGTACTGGTTCTCTAGTATTTGATAATTCAGTAAAACCCATAAAATACATATCTGAGATCACTTTTATTTTTTATGTGAACACAGATGTGGTATCATAGTAAAGATAGGAAAGGACCATCATGGCACTTTTTAAACACAAGCTTACTGGCCAGATCGTTGATGCGCCTGCGCATTACGGCAAGCACCCTGTATTGGGTCGTAACCTGATTCCAGTAGACGCTGAGATTCCACCTGCGGTGGAGACGAAGCACAAAACAGAAGCTCCTGCGGCACTACCTCCGGTAGAGGTCGAAAAGGGCGAAACCCTAATCATCGAGAACGAGGAAAACTAATATGGCTACTAAAATGCTACGCCCTAATGTGGGTATATATGTTGCTACCGCAGATGCTTTTGCTAACTGGCAGAGTCCAACTCTTACAGAAATCTCTAGCGCCGTTAAGGTATTTGACATTTCACAGGCCGTCACTGACGACTATACACTAAACCAGACTGAATCTCAGTCAGACAACTCATTGTCTATTGTTGACAATGCAGATGTTACCACTCCAACCTACTACAACTACGAGGCTTCCCTTGATGGTTTCCGCGACCAGAACTTGACTGCAACTTCAGTTTACAACAAGTTCCGCGACCTATTTAAGACTCCTGACGTTAAGTACTACCTTATCAAGCGTGTTGGTCTTGCACACGATGCAGATTTTGCTCTAGGGCAAGAGATCAGCATCTTTGGTGTTAAGACTGACTTCCCAACTGAACTTGTTGGCGATGGCGAAATGGTACGTATGGGAGCTCGTTTCCTAACTACAGGTGAAGTTGCTGTTAACGTAGCTGTTGCTGCAGGAACTCTAGGCACAGGCCCAGAACTTCGTGCAACTCTAGGAACCAAGTCTACTTCAAACGGTAAGATCAAGGTTGTTTGGGTTCCAGCTGCTGATGTAACAAGCGAATCAGCTTTCATCTCAGCACCAGACATTGACATTATCAATGGTGGAGTTGACCTAACTGAAGCTATTGCTTTCGATGGTTACGAGCTAGGTGCTCAGGACTCAAACAAGATTGACGACCGTTCAATCATTGACGAAGGTCAGGTACAGGTTCGTGGTTTTGCACAGTTCTCTGCATCTCTAACTTTCTTCCGTGATGGCGACCTAGACGACGCTACAAGCGTTTACAACGTTGCACGTGAAGTCTTTAAGGCGTCAACTGATGGAACTCGTCCAACCGGATTCCTAGTTACACGCATCAACAAGGCTGCTGGCCCTGATGTTGCTGCTGGTGAAGTTGTATCTGTATACAAGTTCATTGCAGACGCATACATGGACAACACCGAAGGTGAAGACAGCGTTAAGTTCATGGTCAACTTTGCCCCACAGGGTAAGCTTGGCGTAATGGTTACTGCTGCAGCTTAGTCATAGACTAGTCGGGGTGGTGACTTGCGCCCATTTGCGCCACCCCGACTTTAAACCCCTTTAATGTGCGAAACTAAAATTTACGAAAGGCGCAATAATGAGCGAAGATATTACATCTGCAGAACAGTCTGCAGCAGAAACAAAAGCTAGTGATGTTGCTGATGAGATCTTAAAGATCGCTGAAAGCGCACAATCACAAGGAGTGTTCAACTTAAGCGAAGTTGTTAAAGGTAGGGGTTACCCAACTAAAGAAGCTACTATCTATCTTGATGGTGCGGCTGCGTTTGAACTTGCTGAGCTAAACGACATCATGAAGTATGACTTTGATGGCGACAGTATGATTGAGAACGAGAATAAGGCAAAAGAAATTGCTGAAAGAATTAAAAAGTCTGCAATTACTTTTGTTATGCGTGGCGTAAGCCAGAAGATTGTTGAAGACACTATTAAGCAAACTAACCTAAAGTATCCGCCAGAGGCTGGAAGAAATGAAGCTAGCGATAACCCTGAGTGGGTTAAATACTATATTGCTTCTTTGATTGCACAAAACATTGTAAAGGTCATTGACGCTAACGGTAATGTTGATGATCATGTTTACACTGCTGAAGAGATGCTTGATATTCGTGAGTCTATTGCTACTGACTCTTGGAACACGCTTGTTGAGAACATGCAGAAGCTAACTCTTGCTAGCGGCTATTTTGAACAATTAACGGATGCAGGTTTTTTACCGAAGTCTTAACCTGGCCCGGCAATCGTTCGTATCTGGTTAAGATAAAAACTGCTATCACTAATGGTATTCGCCCAGTCGCCATGTTGTTCCATGAACAGCCTGGCGACCCTTGGGTGCCATTTGATTTTATGCTTATAGAAGCATACCAAAACCTTCAAGATGAAACTTGTAATGAGTGCGGTAATCCTGTGTGGGTGTGCCGTAATGAAGAAGCCGGCAACGTTGGCTTTAAGGTTAAGGTTGGTAAATGTTTTGCTAAGGTTGAGTTAGATAAGTGGCTTGAAAAAGATTCTAAAAAGAATCGCAAGACTTATGGTGAGCTCCCTTACATTGTTGCTTACACGTATAATGGCGGCCCTATGCCTACTCGCATGTCTTACTTGAGATCTCTCATGGAAAAGGATAGTGTATAATACTTATATACGATTTATCTGATTTAGGAGAAAAGTGGCTGCTGAAGACTTTAATATTTCCATTGGCTTGGATACTAGTGCAGCCAATAGTGATCTAGCTAAATTTATTGCGGGCACAAGAAAAGCTGCCCGAGATGCCAGGAAAGAGCTGGCAAGTATTAAAGCCCCTAAGATAGAGTTGTCAAGCAACATTCAAAGTGAACTTAAAAAAGTTGAAGCTCTCGTATCTAAAATTAACAAAAAGAAAATTGAATTGGGCGATGCTGCTGGGAGTTCTAGGGCAGGTAAACCTACTAGACAGGCTGCCGCTGAGGCCGGGGGCAAAGTTAAGTCATCTAGTGCAGGTTCTTATGGTAAAGAAATAACCCGTCTTGAAAACCGAGTTACATATATTAAAAATCAATTAGCTTCTTTAGCTAAAATTGCTGATCCTACAGCGACAGACAAACTTAATGTGTCAGCTTTAGTGGCTGAATTAGCTCAAACTCAAAAAGCCATGAGGGCTGTCAAAGAAAACGCTGGAAACACTTTTGAGGAAATAGCCGACTTACAAAAACAACTTGCCAAAATTGTGGCAGATCCTTCTATAGCTAAAGCTATGGAGGAAGAAATAAGAATTGCTAAAAAGAATGTTGAAGCAAGAAAAGCTGCGGACAGTAAAAGAGCTCAGCTTCAAAAAATTATTGAAGAAAATGAACGTGGCAAGGATGTAGTTGACGCACAAAAGAAGCGTGTCAGTGAGTTAAAGCAGATGCGAGCAGAGTATGTTAAATCACATACAGCTATGCAAAGGGAAATTAATAGCACTAGAGCTGAGCTTGCTAAAACTACTGATGAGGCATCTAAGTCTCAGCTAAGTAAAAAGATTTCTATGCTAACTTCTGGTTTAAGAAAAGCTAATGAATACATTACTTTTTATAGTGAAGAAATTGAAGACCTTAGCTTTGCTAGCCGAAATAAAAATTTAGGTGTTAAAAAGGATCTGAAGAGACTTGGTGTAGCTGGTGGTCGACAAGCTATTTTGGGTAGCCCAAACGGAACTTCTGCAGACGCTGCTTTACTTCCTCGTTCTCTTTCTAAGCTTGATATTGGCGGTGAGCAATCAAGCCAACTTAAGTCTATTGCTAGCACTGTTGCAGATGCATTTATTAAAGCCGCTGAAGAAAGTGGCGTAACAGATCCTGCTAAAGCTGTAGGGCTTAACCCAGATCAATTAGCTGGAGCTTTAAAATCAATTTTCTTCTTGACTTTAGAAAAAATGTTGCCAAACAAAGTCACCCCTCAAGTTGTTGCAGAGATGCAGTCAAGCACTTTAGAGGGAAGAAAAAACGGAACAAATAATGCAGGCGGTATCGCGGTTGTGCTCGATGATGCACAGGCTACGGTAGAAGAACTTGCTGACGGTTTATCTGAAATTGAGGCTGAAGTTGCAGCCATGCTTGAAAAGTCAAGTGAAAACATTGACACAGCTAACGAGTCAAGTAGAAAAACTCGCGGCAGCAGGACTGATGCTAGCGCAACGCAAGAAATTACAAGAGCTGGAAGTCGCGATGCAACAGGTGAAGTAACTGATGCAGGAGAAGACAGAAGAAGAAACGTTAGAGATGCTAGCGAAGGCATCAAAGAAATCCTAGAGTTTTTTAGCTCAGGAAATGATATTAAAGATCGTCAAACAGGTCTTTGGCCTACAACAGTTGAGGCATCCACAAAACTTGCCGATGAAGGTAAACTTAAAGGTGGAGTTATTAATGCCGAAGAAGCTCAGCTCGCTTTTGAAGCAGCCGTGCTCGCATTCCAAGAAATCGAAAGAAGGCTGCAATCAGGCGAAGCTCAAGGTCTTGGCTTCTCAACCCTAGGCCCTGCTTCTATAGAAAAAGCAGGCATGCGTGGATTCTACATGTCAAGCGAAAGACGCAAGCCAAAGTTTGATGATGGCATGTCTGGTAGCAGAGAAGAAGAGCTTAGTGACTCTGAAGATTCTAAATCTACTCCTCTAAAAAGAGTTCCATTTTTTGAAAAAGGTTTAACACCTGAAGTTCAGGCAGATTTTGATCGTGGCTTTAGAGCTATGCTTAAAAAGTTTTTTACTGACGCAGGATCAACAATAGACCAAAGCCTTCTTGAAGCTATAAGAATGAAGGACGTTATAAGCAGTGGCCCTGTCGGAGGCTTTACTCAAAATGCTCCTGGCACTATAGCAGATTTAATTGTAAAAGAAATTAAAAGAATAAATTCTCAAAATGCTTCAACAGCTGATGTTGTTAGAACAAATGAAGATAAAATTAAAGGCGCTCTTGGAAATAATTTATCATCTCAAGCTTTAATTTCTGTGATTAGGCAAGTAACTGAAGGATATGTAAACCCACAGTTAGAGCAACAGCCTGATGCTGACCCAGGTTTTGTGCAGTATACTGCTGTTACTGAAAAAGCTGCAGCTGAAATTTTACAAACATTAAATGGTGCTTCTGATGGCCTTCTTGAAATTATAACAACTTATGCATTAATTTTAAAACAATCAAATGAATCAGGTGCAGTAACAACTAATGCTTTTGGTGACCCTAACTTAGGAACTGGTTACGGCTTAGCAGGTAATCCTGCTATCCCAGAAATGGCAAGATTATTTAACGCTGCACAAACTGGCAGATCAACTAAGTCTATTCCAGCTTTGGATGCGTCGGGCAATGCTGTGCCAGGTGTTGAAAGTTTAGTTGTAGAAAATCTGTTCTCTGGATTTAACGAAACAACAACTGATGTTACTAAAGCCGTAGTTCAACTTGCAAAAGAATTCCAAGCTATTTATGGTGGAACCCTTTCAGAACTTGGTGCAAAAAAAGGTATGTTTAACAGGGAGACAGGTCTCCCAGCCCAAGAGGGTGACACTGATGTTGTCGAGGCAACATTTGCGCAAGCTTTTGTAAAAAACACTCAAGGCTATATTAAAGAAATGTTACAGGCTGGAACAAAGTGGGTTTCAGGTGGTAAGGCAGATGCTTCGGATAAAGCTGGTGGAGCTGAAATTCCTTTAGCTGCAATTGAAAAGATTTTTGAAAAATTAAATGTTGCACCTGATGTTGGTTTGCTTGGTGGTGTTGATCTTGTTGAGTTACAAACAACAATAAAAGATTTGGCTTTAGGTACTACTGAGGTTTCTACTTCAAGAACTAATCTTTCAGCACAAGTTGTAGATGCTTTGAGAGAGGCCTTTCGCAAAGCTTCAACTGCTGAGGTAACTTCTTCTGGTAAAGTTTTGGCTCGCCCAGAAAATGCTATTGCAGAAAAGTATGGTAGACAAAGTTTGATTGCTGCGCCTAAGAAGTTAGGACAGAATAGAAGCGACAACGTTGAGCTTTCAAGACTTTTTGCAAATCAAGAAAATGCTGAGCGTGATGCTGCAAAGCAGACCCAAGCTGGACTTATTGCAGGTTTAGCTAAAGACGTTACTGCAATAGAGCAAGCCGGTGCAAATACTGCTATAGCCTTTATTGATGGCTATGAAGGTAAGATGGAAATTCAGTCTCCTTCAAAGAGAATGAAGAAGTCTGGTAAAGATACTGTTAAGGGTCTTGAAGAAGGACTGTTCCAAGGTTTAGAAAGCTTAGACTCTGCAGGTCGTGCACTTGCATCTACTTTCCATGAGGGTTACACTGAGCAGGCTAAGGTTGATGCTGTAAACCGTATGCGTCAACTTCGTGAAGAAGGCAAACATGCAGAAGCTACGCTACTGCACAGATCTATGAAGATGCCACCTGTCCCTGGCGGACCTGTTGGCCCTGCAAAACCTACTGTGCCTGCACCTGCCACTGCTAGTGCTGCAGTTCTTTCTACCGAAGCACAGCTTATCGAGAGAAATGCGGTATTCTTAAGAGAACTCGGGATGCTCACTGAGGGTGTTGAAAATGCTGCAGATACTCTTATTGCTTTAGATATTGAAACCACTGGTCCTGTAAGTAAGGATGGCGGCCCTAATGTTAACCAAGTGTTTGGTTACTCTGTTGTTGCAGGTAATGGTGTAGCAAATAGGGATGCTGGTGCACTTCCTGGCACTGATGTTGTTACTCCTAGAATGCGCGGTATGGCTCACGGCATGGTTGTGCCACCGATTGGCAAGTTCAACACTGGTGCAGCTAGAGCTTTAGGTTTGATGGGTCCAGAGGGCGATGATTTTAGTGTAATTAAAAAGACTCTTATGGATAGAATTAAGGGTCTTGGTTATGGTAAGGAAAACACTCAGGGCGATGAAGAAACTTACATCAAGCAACTTGAGGATATTGCTTTTATTCTTAGAAAGATTTATGAAGAAGATATTCCTTTAGCTATTCACAGCTCATCTATGAGCGATATTTCTGGTTTGGGTAAAGAGTTTGCCCGCTATGGAATTACTGCTCCGACTGGTGCACAGCTTAGAGATAAGGGCCTTCTTGTTGAGACCCAACGTTTAGCTGAAATGGCTGGTGTTCCTGCTGGTAAAGATCAGAGAACTGTAGGTGCTATTTATAGTCGTTACACTGGTCAAACTATGGGTCCACAGCTTAGACCTGCTGGAAACGTTCCAACTATTAAGGACAGCGCTGCTGTAGCTCACGACCCTACAATTGATAGTGCAGGAACTTTAGTAAATGCTTTCACAATGAGGGCACTTAAAGAAAAAGCTGCTGGTAAAGAAATTGGTTTGTTTGGTGAAGCGCTAAGTTGGGCTGGTGCTACTTGGAAGCAAGTAAGCAGCGCTATTTGGGGTAACCGCCAGAGCAAGGGCGGCTCTGAGATGAAGAGCATGGAGAGGCAAGCTGATCCTGTAACAGGAAACTTGCAGCCAGTCTATACTCCTGGCGCAACAGGTAAGCGCCCTCGTAAAGATCCTGCAGTTGAGCTTTATGAAACAATGACTGAGGACTTGCCGCGCAAACCTGAGACTGATGCTCAGCAGGCTGCACAGGATCAGGCTACTGCGGCTCAGGAGGCTGCAAAGCTTAGAGATGATTTAGAGAAGGAACGTGCTAGACGTAGACGTTTGCAGGCTAATGCTGACTTGCAGTATGAGGCAGATAAGATTGAAGAGCTTGAGTCTATGCTTAAGCAGGCTTTGCTTGAAAAAGATATTCAACTTGGAAACGAAGGTCGAGGCAAGGGTAAGGATAGGGCTAACCGTCAGGCTCAGATTGACAAGCTTGCCGCAGATATTAAGAAAGCTAAGGCAGATAATCCTGCCGCAGCTGATGCGCTAGCTAGAAAGCTTGCTGCTAAAGGCGGGGTTGAGACAGATTTTGTTGCTGTGCGCCAAACCATCGCAAAGAGCGACCTAGAAAAAGACCTCGAAAAGAGGGCTAAAGAGGCTACTGCAAGGCTTGAAGCAGCGTCAGGTGAGACAAAGCCACAAGGCCAAGGTAAGGGCTCTGCTAGACGCCCAGGCAACCCTATTGCGGCACCTCTAGAGGAGCTGCTTGCTGCTGAAAAGAGAATTCAAGGTTCATTAAATAACCCTGACGCACAGTTAAGTCCACAGCTACGTAAGAGACTTGAAACTGTTATGAAAGCTATCCAGAAGAGTATCAAGGATGGTGCTGTTGGTAAGCTAACTGATTCAGAGATTGAAGTTTTTAAGGTTCCTGCAGGTGCAACTAAGGTTAAGGATCGTGTTGCAAGCAAGACCGACATGAACAAGCTTAAGAAAGAACTTGAAGTTAAGTTAAAGGAGGCTCAAGAAGCCGGCAACCAGTCTGCTATTGATTCCGTTACAGCAATGATTAAAGAGTTTGAAGAATCTCTAGCTAGAGGACCTGTAGGTAAATACAGAAACGGTAAAGATGCTTTTGCTATTCCAGAATCTTATAGACAGGGAACTGTAACTCCAGGTCAAAGACTTCCTAGCACTATAGCTGCTGGCGGTGGCATGAACCCTTCTAGAGTTGATCACGCTGCTAGACATGATCAAAAGATTGAGAAAGATCAGCTAGAAGCTAAGCAGTTCTCTGCGCAACTTCAGGGTCAGATGAAGGGCGAAATGCGTACCATGGCGGAAGTTGAAAAAGCTAACCGCAAGATGATGGATGGCTGGATTAGCTCTCGTTATGCTTTGTATGACGTCTCTAACACTTACCAACAATTCACACGTGTAATGCGTAGAGTTGGTATGGAAGTTAAGCAAGCCATCATGACTAACGCAATGTACGAAACTTCTTTCACTTCTGTTGAAAGATCTATGCAACCACTGCAAGATGAAATTGCAGGTATGCGTCAAGAAATCATTAAGCTTACTGCAGAACTACCTGTGGCTTTTGATGAGCTTTCTAGAGTAACAACTCTTGGTGCACAGATGGGTATTAAAGCTGATGGTATTACAAACTTTACTGAACAGGTAACAAAGTTCTCTGCTATTACAGGTTTGGCTTCTGACACTGTTGCACAAAAGTTTGGTCGCATCAGTCAGTTAGCTAAGGTTCCTTCAGAGGACTTTGACAAGCTTGGTTCTGCTGTAGCTTATGCAGGTATTAGTGCTGTTGCTACTGATGAGCAGATTCTTACATTAACAGAAAACATTGCAGCCGCTGCATCTAACTCTGGTTTTACTGCAGATAAAATTGTTGGTCTTGCTACAACTATGTCGTCTTTGGGTATTGCACCTGAACAGGCGCGTGGTGTTATTGTGCGTTTGTTCGGTGACATTAACCGTGCTGTTGAGGGTGGCGGAAAGCCTTTGGACGCTTACGCTGCTCAGCTTGGAATGACTGCTGATGCTACAAGAGAAATGTGGAAGAGCGACCCTGAAGGTTTCTTCAGAACAATGCTTAATGCTTTGGGTCAAAGCAAGAACATGACTACAGCTTTAGATGCTTTGAACATCACTGAGACACGTGAGGTTAACACTTTGCAGAGACTTGCAGAGAACATGGATGTTTATAACCAGTCTATGATGGATGCTCAAGAGTCTTACGCTAATGGAACTTTCTTGGGTGACGCTTACGCTAAGACTCAAGATAACATTGCAACTAAGATGACTCTTGTTGCTAACCAAGTTAAAATGTTGCAGGATGCTTTTGGTGAAGCTCTTGGCCCTGCACTTGACTTTGCCCTTGATGCTGTGCTAGGTATTTTGGATGGTTTAAATGCTGTTGCAAACAACCCTGTTGGAGCTTGGGCTATTCGTGTGGCTACAGGTTTGAGTGCCATGGTTGCAGCTTTTGTTGCTTACAGAATGATCAGCATGAAAGCTACTGCAAGCTTGCTTGCGTTTAGAACTGCACAAGTTAGCTTAGCTAAGATGGGGCAGTCTGAGACTGGCCTAAATGCTTTTAGAAAGATGATCACAGGTCAGGAAGTTTTGATTGTTCGTGCAAACGGTAGAGTTGAAGTTTCTAACAAGAAAGCTATTGAGTCATTTAAGAAACTTGGAATGATTAAAGAGGCTAAAGCAGGCACACCTGAATACGATGCGATTAGTGCTAACATGCAGCCTGGTCGTGGTGGCATGGATTCTATGGGAGAGTTTGGTGCTAGCGGTGCTGGGGCAAGACTAACTGACACTGAAAATGGTGATGGCTTAATTCAAACTTTGGATCACCAAGCAGCAGCTAAAAAGGGTTATGTTGATGAAACAATTAAATCTACTGCCGCAACTAAAGCTGAAGGTGCAGCTACTAGTGCAACTTCTGCAGCTAAGACTGCTGATGCTCTCGCAACTAAAGATCAGGCTGCAGCTATCGTTCAGCAGATGGGTATTAAGCAAGCTGCTATTAAGCTTAAAGAAAATGAAAACAGAGCTTTGCAGGCGGGTATCGCTGCAGGCAACGTTGACATAGCTCAAAGCCGTGCACAGATTGCAGCAAACAATGCAGAGATAGCTTCGCTAAATGGTGAAGTTGCTGCTCTTGAAAGAAGAAAGACAGCTATCCTTGCAGGTAACGCTGCAACCGCTGAGTCTGTTGTTGTAATGAACAAGGCTGGTGTTGCTGCAGGTAAGTTTGGTAAGGCGATGACTTTTGCTGGACCTGTTATGGCTGGTCTAACAATCGTGCTTGGCTTGGTTGCAATGATTGCAGAAAAGATGGATTCAGCTAAGGTTAACATTGAAGAAGCTGGTGGAGGTCTTGCATCATTTAGAGAGTCAATTTATAAAGATACTCAAGCTTTGCGAGAAGGTGGAGATGCATACTCAACTTATCAAAGCAAGGTAACAACTTCTACCACCGGATTTAACGAGTGGGCTTCTAGCCTTCAAAAAGCAACTGGCGCAACCATTGAAGCAGAAGGTGCTACAGCTGAAACAACTGAAAGCGTTAAAGAACAGACTCTTGCTTTAGGCAAAAACTCTGCTGAATGGCTTGCTAACGCAGCTATGCAGGATGAAGTTGTGCAGAACATGTTTAAAGAATACTTTGACAAAGATAAGGACCTTGCTGCTCTTGCTGAAAGTGCTGGCACTTCATTCCAATCTATTATTACAGCTGCACTTACTGTGCCTGGAAGTGGTGCAGTAGATTTTATTAATGACACGTTTAATGGAATTAAGATTGATCCGTCTATTGCAACTAAGGTTAAAGAAGACTTGCTTAACATTGCTAGAAGCTTGGATGCGACTACTCTTGCCGGTGTAGAAAACTCTAAGATCTGGAAGGCCTTGATTGGTAGCCTAGAGCAAACCGAAGAAACTGCTAACGGAACAAACACAGCACTAGAAAAGACTGCTGAAAGAATTTACACTCTAACAAATTATGTTAGCGACCTTAGTGGGCTGTTCAATGATGCGTTTAAGATTCGCTATGGACTAACTGAGTCAACCGATAAACTTACTACATCTTGGAAGGCTGTAGGTGACAGGCTGTCTGAAGCTAGAAAGCAGCTTGAAGCTATTAACCAAGAAATTGCTAGCATGGTTGCTGACAGGAATATTCTTGAATACCAGCTGAATATTGCTATAAAGTATGGTGACACTATTCGCGCAGATAAAATTCGTGCAGATATTGCTAAGGCTAATGCTGATATTGCTGAAAAGCAGGCAAGCCGTGCAGAGGCACAACAGAATGCTAGCACAAAGCTGACTGGAAATAGTGCTGGTGCTATACAGAACCGTGAGACTATGCGTGGAATGGTTGGTGACTATAATGCACAGATGGCAGAGCTTGCTAACCAATATCAGTCTACAACAAATATTGTTGATAGAAGGAGACTTAAAGAACAGGCTAAGCAGCTTACCGCAGATTTTAAAGCTAAAGCAACTAGCATGGGTTTCAGCGAGCAAGAGCTAAAGCCTTACCTAGAATCTTTTAAGGACATGCAAACTGTAATAGCTAAGCTTCCAAACAGGCTTACTTTGAAGGTTGTTGCGGATCCTGGTATGCGCGCTTGGCTAGAGTGGTGGGCTAATAATAAGGATAAAGATGGTACAGCAAATGTTACAGCGAATACTCCTGCCCCTGCTGGCACTAGCGGTGGTGGCGGTGGCGGTGGCGGTGGCGGCGGCGGCGGCACTGATCCTGCCGGTACTAATCCTGCGGGCACTTCTGGCACACAGGTTTCGTCAAGGATCACTAAGAAAGAACAGGCGGCGCTTGCAGGCTTAAACTCTGGTTCTACCAAAAATTCTCTTATTGGTGACAAGCTTGTAAAAGCTGACAGTGCAGATAGAGTGTTTAGAAGATTAAACGCAAAAGGTGGGTATCGATTTGATCGAGTACTAACAGCAAAAGATGTTAGCGCAGAAAAAGGTTTTAACGATAATGATAGGTCTGCATTCTTTACTGCTGAAAAAAATCGTTTAAGCCCAATGGAAAGAATGGCTCTTCTATCTCAAGTAGATAAAGATGCTCTTGCTCAAACAGAAAAAGCTTTACCACAATGGGTTTTAGATGGCATTAGCCTTTTAAAAACATCTAAAACCGCTTACAGCAGATACTATGGTGCTTGGAATACGGACACTATAGCTGATCGAATAGATGCTTACGAAGAAGCTGCAAAAAACCGTGGAGTTTCTAAAAATCCTGATGATTTTAAGACACTTATGAAACAAGATCAAGAAGTCATGAGGCCTTATAAACTTGCAATTCAAAATCTTACTGCAGAAGCTAAAGCAAAGGCTAAAGAGTTTATTGACATTAGAACTCTTTTAAATACAAATGGATTTAATGGAACAAATCTTAAAGGCTTACTAGGCGAAACATCTTTCAAGAAAACTTACGATAGCTTTGCTTCTGGTGGTCTAGTTAGAGGTCCCGGCACAGGTACAAGTGACAGCATTAACGCTAGACTATCTAACGGCGAGTTTGTGCAAAGACAAAAAGCTGTACAATACTATGGCCTAGACTTTATGAACTCTATCAACAGGCTTCAAATGCCTAGAATGTCATACAACGCTGGGTCTCAACAGGCTGGAAGAAATAATATTATGGTAGAATTATCTCCTAATGCAGTTATGCAACTAATGGCGATGTCTAACAGACCTATCAACCTTTACTCAGACGACAGACAAATTGCCACTAGCGCAAACAATGGCAACAGATTACTTGCAATGAGAGGGTCAAACTAATGGCTGTATATGATGGTAAAGTTTGGTTTGGTAACCAACGTTATGGCACTTGGATTAAAGCTCCCCTAGCTGACATGGATGCTAGCTCTACAGGGTTTCAGTCTGAGCAAAACTTTAGCAATGGTGGAAGCTTTATAAAGTCTTCTTTTGGTTCAGCTAGATCTTTCAGCATGTCTTGGAACGGTGACGTTAACGACCTTCAGGTTATTAAAAACTTTAAAGACGGCTTGTATGGTGGTGGACTTCTGTATTGGGAAGATCCGTTTGCTAAGAACATTCTTCCGCCACATTGGGCTGCACCTATGCTTACTGTGCGTGATTGGCCTAGCCTTATTTCTAGCGACAACAAACCTACTCCTATAACAGAGTCAACTTCAGGCAAAAACTTGCCTTACCAAAGTGCACAGTATGTTGTAACAAACACTGCGGAAACTTCTAGGTCTTTAACTATTCTTATTCCGGAAGAGCATGTCCTTAGACTTGGTTTTGTTTACTCTGCTACGGGCACAGCTAGCATTAAGGTTGTGCCAGTTCTAGCTTCTAACGGCCTTGATGCCACACACGTAACTTTAACACAACTAGCTTACAATACTTCTTCTATTTACGATATTAGCAACGGCACTTTTAGTAACGTAACTGGAGCAAGCCAAAAAGTTAAAGCTGTTAGAGTTTATATCTCTAAGTCGGATAATACTGCTTCAACTATAACTATTCGCGGTGGTATTGGTACATTATTTTTAGCTGATGGAGTTTCTGGGCATGGGCACGATCTTTGGGATTATGGTGTAGAATATGCAACTAACTGGAGTCCAGGTCAAGGGTTTACTGGCTGCGTAATGACAGAGCCACCTTCAATACAATACAATGGTATTGTTGGGGGGCAAAAGCTTGTTAAGGTTGGCGCAAAACTTAAAGAGGTTGAAGCATGGCTGTAGTTTTTAAAGCAAAAACTGGTTCCGCGCATGTGAGCGAGCTCGCTAATTACAGCGTAGTTGCAGAAACAGTTTCTACTGACGCGACAGACAGTGGTGGGTCTACTGGATCTATGGATGTGACCTTGCTTTCTTCAGATTCAACTATTGACAAGGATGGCAACAGGGTTAACAGGCCAGGCTACATGAGGGCAAGCGCGTTGCTAGGTCGTGAAGTTTCTTTAATAGACTCACCTATGTATTACAATGAATCAAAGTTTGATTACCAAAAGTCTACTAATGGTAGAGGATCTTTTCACGGAACCGTAAGCTCAATGAATGCTAGTGCAGGAGGCACAACTAGCTTTAGCGTAGATAGTTTGCTGTTTAAGTTTAACTGTGAAAAAACTGCTGAACCACACTTTGGGGCTACAGCTACACAAAAAACTGCTTTCATATATTACTGTAGCTTAGCTAATGTGGTTGTAGATCAAAACCTTATTAGCTCTGACTTTGACATTCCTGTAAACTATGCGGCTTGGAAGGGTAATGTTTGGGAGCACATTAAAATGTTTTGTGTAGCTAACAAGGCTGAAGTATTTGTTAACTATAGTGGGCAAATTGTTTTAAGAAAGATTAGACAAAACACTATTTCTGTCATGGAGAACAGCGGCGCTTCAATGAGCGTAAATCTTTTAGGCAACACTAGAGCTATTGAAATGTATCATTACGATAATTCTTGGGAGCAAGATGATGTAATATATTCTGCTGAAACAACTTTTCAACTTAATAGAGGCGAGCAACTTACTGAGCTTGTAGATGTAAGTTTTTCTACTACAGACGATAAGATTATCCAACCTGTGTGCGTCAAAGCAATTATGCCTTATCCTTTTGTTGGAGGTGTAAACCAATCTGTTTACACTGTTACTGACAACTTAAACTTTCCTGTAGAACCTGAGTGGTGGAATGATAGTGGTGGAAAAGTTTATGTCAGTGTGTCTAAGGAAAATCCTCTTCAACTTGAAATAAAGATTCAAGCACCCGATCAGGAAAACAGTGCGTATGTTGAGCCTTTTAAACTTGCAGAGTATGATACAGAATCTAGACCTGCCCTGTATATTTGTGGTGACGGTGTTAAGATAAACAAGAAACTTAGAACTATAGCTACTGGCGCTGATGAAACTTTTATTTCTAGGGACAGTAAGGCTACTGTAGACAATCCTTTTATTACAGATATTTCCTATCATTTATTGCAGTCTTCAGCTTATGCTACTGGCCCTACCGCTAGCGTTAGTTTGACAATAGGTAAGTCTGGTTTGCCTTACGAAATAAATGAAGTTGCTGGAGCAAGATTTAAGCACAAGAACGGTTACTATAGGGTAACTAACGCAAACATTTCAGATTCTGGCATAGGTTTAACAGGTAAAGCTGACACTACTTTTGATGATTTAACATTAGTGTATTCAGAAACTTTTGGTGAATACAATAGCACTGTAGCTTACAGCCCAAATAACTTTACTTCTTTTAACAATGACACTAGCAGGCCTTCAAATACTTTTGCAGGCTTTAACTTAGCTTATCCTGCTGAGACTTTCGAGCAAGTTGGAGAGTCTTACCTTGGGTTAAGCTTTTCGGACATGGCTTTTATGCCTCTAGGAGATAAGTTGGATCTATATGTCAACTAAACCTACATCTAATTCTCCTGCTGAAATGCAGAAGTGGTCTCGCTGGGTTGATAAGCAGCTTGATGAGCTTGGTGATGCAGCTATCCCTGCCATTAAGGCACAGCTTGATCGAATGAATGCTAATGATATTCGTTATCAACAAGAAATGGCTACTCTTCAATATCAGATCAAATATTTATCTGACGCTATTACAGCTACTACCACCACAGATTTCGCTGCGTTACAAACTTTGTTAAGAACTGGTGAGCCGATACAACAGGTCGTGGCCCCTCCTTCAGCACCAGCGGCTACTTCTGCTACGGTTGTTTTTACTGCTTCGGGTTCAGCTTCTTGGGCTGGGGCTAACCTTATTACGGGCACAGGTGAGTTTACTGACGCGAAGATGATGTATCAAGGCCCTGCTGCTGGCTCTCAAAAGACTGCTTCTTTTTGGTTTTCTGCGGCAGATCTTGCTAAGGTTGCAGATAAGACTATTACTTCTGCTTCAGTTTATGTGAAGAACAGGCATTTTTATTACAATGCTGGTGGCACAGTGAACTTTGGTACACACGCTAACCAAAGCGCACTTCGTCCTACTGCGCAAACTAATGCTTTTAACGTGGCCTTTAAATATGGTGAAGGTAAATATGTAGCACTTGACTCTACGGTGTATAATGGTATCAGCAGCGGATCTGTTAAAGGTTTTTCTATTGGTATTCTTGCCACGGACGACCCAGAGGATTACGCATACTTTGATGGCGCACTAAAGTCTTCACCACCAAAGCTTAAAATAACATACAACTTATAGGAGATGTAGATGTCTGAAACCCCAAATCTTAAAATTGTTGCACCTGATGCTTCTTCAGTGTTGGTGCCACTTCACGCACATTTTAAAGGTCTTGCTGACACTGTAGATCAAGCAATCACAGATCGCTTTCAGCTAAAAAATCTTTCCTTTGAAACTACTGCAGCAAGAGATCTTGTTTACACAGAAACCACTGGACTGCCAACCGCAGCGAACACAGGTAAACCAGCTTTGGTTGATGGTGACGTTTGCTATATAAGGGATAAAAAAAGATATTTTATTTGGAATGTTAATACTTCTGGAACCAACTCTTGGGCTCAGGTTCTTAAAAAATTTGTATTTTCAAACATTGCAAATAGAGACCTAATGCTAGCAGAAGACATAGCAACTGGGGATACTTGCTATGTTATTGATATTGGTGTTGAGTATGTTTGGAATGGATCATCTTGGGATGGTGGCGCATGGAAAGCCTGGACACCTACCGTAACTGGAACTTTAACTTTAGGAACTGGAGGCAGTGCATCATATGCATATAGCAAGCAGGGTAAAACTATTACTGTTAGAGGTAAGATAACTTTTGGCACAAGTCCTGCAATGTCTAGCGTAACGCTTTCCTTGCCTGTAAATGCGATCTCAGCATATAGCGCATCAAATGATGGTGGCGGATTACTTACGGCATCTAAGAGCGGAACCCTTTATGCTGGAGTGGTGAGAATATCATCTGGAACTACATTAATCCCATCATCCTATACCTCAGCAGGCTTAGGTGCTATTGCTACCATTTCAGGATCATCTTTTAATGCTAACGCTTTTGCTAGCGGAGATTACATTAGCTTCTCAGCAACCTATGAAGCTGCTTAAGAAAGGAATAACTAATGCCTACAACAACACCTTGGCTCGTAGCCTATCCTGATGCAAACTCTAATTTGACTCCACTTGAGAGCCATTTTCAGAATCTTGCAACAACAACAAACACTGCTATAACTGCAGTGCAAAATGAAATTGTAAACTCTGAAATTGATCCAATAAACAATAGGCTACAGCTTGATTTGAAGACAGGTCCTGCAGGGCCTAGCGGTTCTCCTACCGAGGGTTCAATGTATTGGGATCAAGGGTCAAATATTATGTACACCTATTCTAGGGGTGGCTGGGTTCAGTCTTGGCACGATATGGATTGGACTAACATTACAGTTAGCTCTGGTTTTGCTGCGATGTCTGGCAATACTCCTCAATATAAAATTATTGGTGGCGTTGTATATCTTAGAGGCGGGTTTGCTTCAACAGGGATTTCTGCAACAAACACACTTTACAATATTGGAACAATTCCAGCAGGCTTTAGGCCTACTGGCACGGTTGTCTATCCCGGGATGACCACTGCAAACACACCTGACGAAACAAAGATTACAGTATCAACTGCAGGAGTGTTAAGCATAAGCGTTTCAACTACGGGATCTAACTATTTTATTAGCGGTTCATACGCAATTTAAAGAAAGAAGAAAAATGACAGAAAAAATAGCAATTTATGTAGAACCATTCCCAAAAAACAAGCGTGGCGATGGCTTCAAGAACATGGCTTCATACAGAACTAACCCACACCGTGGCGTAGACTGGTCTGTTGCCGGAGGTTCAAAGATTAAGGCCATTACAGGCGGAACAGTTATGGAAGTTGGCGAGACTAAAGTCTTGGGTAACTACCTAATTCAATCTACTTACGATGGTTGCTTTATTCTTTACGCACACTTCCAAGTCCCATCAACTCTAAAGCAGGGTGACAAGGTTGAGGCTGGAAAGACTATCGTTGGTCTAGTTGGAACAACTGGAACAGCTTCAACTGGAAACCACCTACACGTTACATACGGTGTGAAGAAGAACCTGATCACAGCTGGTATGCCTGATCTGCGTGATCTATTCGCCGTACTCGATGCAGCACCTAAGAAGACTGTTGCAGCTAAGGTTGTGTCTGCTGTCAAAAAAGTTGTGCCAACTAAAGCTGCTAAGGCTACAGTAGTCCTTTCTGAGCCAGCAAAGCCTACTGCAACCAAAAAGTAGGCTAGTGTATAATAGGTAATGTATATTACTAAAGGGCGAGATTGGTATAAAATGCGTGAAAGAATTAACAAGATCGTTTCTATCATTGGTATGCTTGCTTGGCGTGGCTTTGGGGTGTTTCTATTTATCCTTGGTGGTGCCGCTGGTTCTGGTGCTGTCATTACTGGGAGCCCTCTAACAGGTATTCTTATTGCTTGGGTTACTTTGATGCTAGGTATCGTTGGTGCAGTAGGTTATGCTATTGCAGTAACAGGAACAGTAACTGCTAAGGATGTTGAAAAGGCTACTAAGGATGCGGTTCAAAAGCATGCTGAGGAAACGAAAAAGTAATGTCTGATCAGCAACCAGAATTGTATGTATCCCTTGGGCGACTTGAAGAGGGGATGCGTTTTGTTAGAGAATCGCAGGAGCGTATGGAACGTAAGATAGATGCACAAGATGCTCGTATTAATGAGATTGAGCTTGATGTTAAAGAACTTAAAACTCATAGAGCAAACAAAGCTAACTCTATTGCTATATGGATTTCTGTTATTGCAGTTTTGGTTTCGCTAGTCTCAAGTTTTCTACCGTAGGTAGAACTACCCGACAAAATAAAAAGCCCCCGATTGCTCGGGGGTTTTTTATTACTTCTTTTTCTTAGGATCTAAGTTTATTCTGTTAGTCCATGCTTGACCTGCGGATCCGCCCCAAGCGTCCCAAGCTACACGACCTGGGCTAGGGTAGCCTTCTTCTCCAGAGTTAAACCCTGTAGCTTTTTTGTCTACTGTGTGTCTAGCAAAGTATGATTTCATTCTTGCAACAGTGTCTCTGCTTACAGCTTGCCCAGAGGCTAGCTGTGAAGCTCTGCGTCTACCTACGCTAGTGAACCCGCTACCAGCTTTACCGTCAGAGATCCAACCTAGCGCTCTCTTAGCCGCGCTTTGCACACCTGCTGGTGGCTTGTAGGTTTCACCTGCAGCTTCAGTAACTCTTAGGCTAGTGTTTACTAGGCCCGGTGGAATAGCAGCAAATCTACATGCTCCACCTTCTTCAATGTCTTGCTCGATAGCGCTGCATTCAATGTCTTCACCTTCGCCCATGTGGAACACACAGTTGCCACACTTGACACCTATATCTAGGTTAGGGTTGTTTGCCGCATTGTCGTAGCCTGCGTTGATCGAGCTACCTTCAGACTGAAACTTTCCAGACTGCTCTACAATAGCTAGCATCGCATCCACCAGAGCTTTCTCATCACCTTCAACTTGTGCGTAAAGCTCTTGGCTAAATTCTTCAAATTTTTTCATCCGATATCCAATCTTGATTTCTTGTCGTTAGAGTAGAAACCATCTCCGTTGAACGTCACGCCACCAAAGGTAAACATCTTAAACAAAGATACCTTACATTCAGGGCAGTCCCTGATGGCAGGGTTGGCGTCCATCTTGTGTTCTTGCTCTATAATTATCTCACACTGTGGACATTTATAGTTGTAGTTAGGCATGTCTGTGCCTCCTTGGCTCTCGACAAGTGTAACATTCGGTATCGTCGCACACGTAGTCGCAGTGTACACAGCCTAAGAACTCATCACTGAGTTCGACAGCGTAACGCCCACAGCCACATACTACAGGAACCTCTACGAGGCTATCTGTTTCGCGGTCGTAGATTACTTGTGTTACCGTATAATCTGCTTGTCTTGGTGACGTTCCTCGGCTGTTACTACCCAGCTCGCCATCCCAGGTTTTGTTTCGTGACCTGAAAATTCTTTGAAATAGTGACTTCCGCCGTCTATTGTTGGACATTGAACCCATAGAGTGTTACCCCAATCTTCTTGTGCATCGTGGTGAAAGTGATGCGTAACTAGAACGTCAGACCCACCTACTGGGTGACGGTTTGCTGCCATTGTTTTGAACCAGTTGAATACTTTGTTGCGGACGCTACCTCCGGCTCCTCTGCCGTAGATGTCGCCATGTGTTACTCCGTAAGTCCAGCCAAGGATCTTGGTTGTTACGGACATTTCTTTTTCAGCTATTTCAAAGCTGACATGCTTGAATCTAGGGTCGTTTTTGCAGGCTAGTTCAGCCATCTCGAACACTAGCAGGTCATCATTGTCACCTATTTCGGTGCGGTTGCCTGTAATTCTGTGTTCACCGTGGTTTCCTGGGGCTACGACTATTCTGACGGTCTTGAAGTGTGGGGCTAGTGTGGCTATTCCGTGTAGGATTGCGGCTACTGTGCCTCTGACTTGTTCGCGACGGTTTCTGTCGATCCCATAGGACTGGTTAGGGTAGATTACACAGCCTTCAACCATGTCTCCACCGCCAATAATTACTAGCTCATCTAGTTTACGCCCGATAAGTCTGAGCTCTTCTACGCGCCTTACAGCACCTTTAAAAGCGGCGTCTAGGCGAAGCACAAGAGCTTCAGTGCCACCGCCCTCACTCTTACCTAACTGCCAGTCAGCCCAATCGAGCACAAAAGTAGACTCAACAGCACCCTTAGGAGCAGGCTTTATTGCAGGCTTAGAGGCAATAGATTTCAGGATGTCAAATACTTCAGCCTGATCTAAAACATCGCCTGCAGTCTTCTTTTTAACAGCAAATAGGTATGAGTGTTTCCAGCGCATAGCTTGGTTGTCTCTATCCCAATACTGTTTGTGGCTTTCACGCAAGACTTTATCAATCTCAACCTGTTCAGGGTTGTGACCAAACATTTTAAGCACTTGTTCATGGCTCATACCTGTTAGTTCAGAAGTCAACACTCCAGTGTTAAATGTTCCGGAAGATCCAACCCAATCTAAAGACTGAAACTGATCTTTACTGTCAGTAGATATAGCTTTACCAGCGCACTTGTTCCGGTGGTTGTTCACAGTAGTCCTGCCTACATCATACATAGAAGCTATCTTTCTGCTTGAAGAAGTAGCGAGCATTAACTCTAATTGTTCGTCAGGCAGTAAATCACAAACCTTACATTTCATCGGTCGACCATCCTTTTCTTAGTGTCGGCATGTGCCGATTGTTTCTCAAATAAATAATACCATGCCTTATAGCATCGTTAGCGTGGCCAAGACCAGGTTTGTGCAGGCCAAGAACTTTAAGTCTACTGTCGTCGCACAAATGTTTTTGTGATGGAGACTGATAGATTAACTCTGTTGGGTGTTCTAAGGCTTCTAGCGCACCAATAATGTAGACAGGTGAAAGGTCAGGAAACTTCACTGAGGTTCTTAAAGTAAAGTTTTCACACACAATAAAATCCCAAGCCCACACTTTAGCATTGTCTTTATGCCAAGCAATCATTCCTGCAAGTCCATTAGGAACTTGCTCAAAATGTTTTAACTCAGCTTCAGTTTCATCAGTGTAATCTATGATAGCCAGACCAGTCTTACCCCCTGGATCTAAAGACAAGATTCTCATCTTTTGTACACCTCTTTACGCATGTGTACAGCCCACGGTAATTCCTTGTAAGCACTAGATTCTACATACTGAAAACATTCTCTAGCTAGCTGGTCTCTGTCACCCATAGAGTATCTTCTGTAGTGATAGTGCACGGCTTCAGTATCTTTGATTACATTCTCAAACAAAGACTTCTTATTGAATAAACTAACTACACTCATTTTGCTCCAAAATGTTTACTGATTGTAGACTGAGCCACACCGGTTAGCTTAGATATCATGCCCTGAGATGTACCCTCAATCAAAACTCTCTCAATAATCTGATACTTTATCTGATCATTGTGTTTACCGTAAAGTATTTCCCTAATGTCTTCTAAAGAGTCTGGGTTTAAGTTACCGCCAGACTTAGAAGACTTTTGAGTGTAGCCACTGATGGTGGTGTAGCTCAGTCTACCCCTGCAAATAGCTTGCATTTGTCGATTAGAAAAGACATTGTATTCCGCAAGATCTTGTATCCTCCAAACTAGCAGTTCTTTCTCCATCCCTTGCGCGTTATCTCTAATAAAAATTGCTAGGTTAATTGCCTGCAATTGATGTGTTGCATTAATTGTCATTTAGTTACCTCCAAATAGGTTCTCATATTTTCTACCTTAACTACGATTCTTGCCTGAGACTTTAATGCATCAATCATCTCATCAAATTCACGCTTACGCTTGTTACCAAACTTCTTGTATGCATCTTCATACTTCATGCGCCCACCTTTAGATGAAAGCAACAGCTCCAGCTGGTCAACTTCTCTCTGCCATTCAGATGCTGAGATAGCACCAGCCATGCGCACAAGATTACGGAACCACTGCTCCGCATAGTGCACAGCAATAAGTACATGCTTTGTTTCTACTTCATCAGACTTGTCATACATAGCTAGTAGCACTGCACACTTCCAGATAGATAGTGCTAGACGCTGACGTGCTGGCTCAATAGATTCTTCGTTGTGGTGACCTTTGCTGTAGTTACCCATGTCCCACTTGAAAGTGTTAAATCTAGCTAAAGCTTCATCAGTCATTCTTACAGGCCTAGGAAACGGTGCGCCTTTCTTCTGCCAATACAGAGTGCTGTCATATAGTGAGCGCACGATAGCTTCCATCTCGTCGTCTTGCTTAACAACTTCTTGCTCGTTAGACTGCTCGATAGCCTCACTCTCATAAGTTCTCTCTGGCGTGTCGGCAATCACATAAACGAAACGAGCAAGGAAACCACTGCGGAAATAATCTACAGTCAAAATCTCTGCAACCTTACTAGTGATACCCATCAAGTACATGATAAAGTTTGTTTCAGCTCGCTCAGACTGCACTGCTTTAACAGATGATGTTGCGCCAGTAGCACGAATAATAACCGGCACATGCCCATCATAAAGCTCTGTAAACTGATCTGCAGCAGCAGCCATATAAGTCTTAGTCACAAACTCCTTGAACATACCCTGGACTTCATCTCGGTGGAACAAAGAAGTTAACTTATCTCTACCAGACAAGTGCTTTACAAGAGCTTCAGCAGTTACGTTAGAACCAATGTCAATCTGGTAGCCAGCATATCTTTCAAAAGATCTCAGCATACGCAACATCAGCTGGCGGCTAGTAGACTTACGTGAAAGAGTTGTCTCACCCAATAGCATAAACCAAACATTCAAACCAAGCTTGCCATACTTAGGCGTAGCATATCCGATGTCAGAAAAACAAGAAGACAGTAGCGTAAACGCACTGGCTATCTGATACTCTACAGCACCATCAGTTTTCTTTTTAGCCCAGTCAACATACTTGTCAATAAAAGTTGGGTAACTCTCAACGACCTTGCGCTCATCATCAGTCAGCAAAGACACAACAACATCCTGAACCTGTGGCTCATCTTCAACTTCGTTAACAACAATACTTACAGTAGGATTAACTTGAAATGTTTGCTGTGCCCTAAGAACTTCACGCCACAAATCACCGTCAGGGTCAGCCCTGCGTGGACGATCAGGTCTAATATACTTGTTACATCTAGAAGCTTTAGCAACAGCAAAAACTTCATCAGCATTCAAACCTTGACGGAACAACTCCAGTTCAAGTTTCCAAAGCATCTTGCTATAGTCTGCGTTAGGTCCAGGGATATCGCTGAACAAAGAAAGAATCTCAGGGTTGCTCTTAATCTTCATGAGCACACCATAAACTTCAGGAGTAATCTCGGGTTTAGGTGCAGTAGATAAATCTAAAACCTTATCAACTTCAACATCCTTGTAAACAGATTCAATTTCTTCAATCTTATAAACTAAACCATTAGTGGTAGCCTCAACCATCTGACTGTCACCATACTTAGTGTTACGGGTTTGTGGGATGCGCAAAAGCTTTGTAGGGTTCCAGCCGGAAAGATCACAGCCCTGATCCTTGTGTGCGTAAGCGATACGCTTAGCAAGCAGGGCTACACGCTGAGGGTCGGCCTCCTTATCTAGCACCCAATACGCATGCCAGCGACCCTCAGAAGTTTTAACACTAACAGTCGGTGCAAGCCTAAAGTTCTTAGGGTCACAAGTATCTGCATCAGCATAAACAGCTGAGACAGTCTTAGCGTTCTCACGGATACGACGTTGCTCATGAAAAAGAATAGGGGAAAAATATACATCGTTACCAGAACGGTTAGACGCGTACTCACACATCTCTTCCATCTCATCTGGGTAGCTAAAAAACTTTTGCACAGTTGGTTGGCCTGCATTATCTTTAGTTACAACAGTTGCATATCCTGAGCCTGTGCCTAGCACTAGTTCAAGAAAACTTTTAATATCCATTTGCTACCTCCATTTATTCTCCTTATTGGTGCCCCGGTCGAGAATCGAACTCGAACTGTATCAGACAAAGGAGTTAAACCTGATACTCCGCCAGTAGGGGCTTGTGAGCAGTTTTAAACCATGCTCAGGGTTGCCCATTACTACCAAATACCGCCAGTAGATGTTGGTGTTGCGCCCATTGACCTTAGAACTGCATCAACGTTACCGCTTGTTGCCGAAGTGAAACCGCCAACATTGTTTTCGTCCTCACCCGACATTGAGTTTGGGACTACAGTAACTTTAGCTCCGATTGCTTTACCCAAAAGTTCTTGGATCTCCGGAACCTGGAAGTTACCAGCTTTCATGTCGTAACCCAAAGCAGTGAAGAACGCCTGAGTTTTCCAGAAAGCCTTACCTGTGTACAGTGGAATGTAAGTAAACAGACGACGGTTAGCATACTCCTCACCGTCAGCAACCTTTAGCTGAACTTTCAGCTGTGGCTTACCTGCGTTTTCCCCACTCTTAACTTCGGTTAGTTCCGCAGAAAAGATAGTGGTTGAATATGTACCCTTAGGTAGAGCCTCGTAAGACCCTGTGTTTTGCTCTGTCAAGTCTCCGCTTGAAATGTTAATGATTGTCATTATTTGTTACCTCCTATAGTTTTGATTTCATCGATGATTTTTTTGATGCTTGGTGCATACATTTTTGGTGCAAGACCGAAACGATTACCAGTAACGAGTCGATCTGAGGACTGCAAGTATAGCACACGTTGCATGCCGTCCTCGGTTTTTTCACTGGTTAGATAACCAATGATGTCAGGGATAGCTGGTAGCGTACCCTTAGATGAGCCAGGGAGCATTGGAATAGTTTTAACTGCGCCAGTGTTCTCGTCTTTCTCATCCTGTGCGTGAGTAACAATGATTGATAGGAACGGTGCTCCATGGAATGCACGAATAAAATCATTCGTCCAGTTCTTAAGATCACCCCAACGACCAAACTTGTTGTTTTTGTTCTCAGGCTTTTCGCCAAAGAACTTTTCTGCTCTATCCATGCAGACACCAAGTGTGTCGACAACAACTGTCTTGTACTTGTGTGGCTGTGAAGTTAGAGTGGTGATGATTGCCTGAAACTTTTCGTGTG